GCCGCGTCTGATTCTGATGTTCCTTTGTATCCAACAAGCACGTCTGTTGAATCAGAAGCATATGCATCAACATATACTTTCATTGCACCATTTAAAGTACCTACTAATTTAGTATTAGTTGGAGCCTCAAAAGTACCTTCAGTTGTTCTTGCGAACGCTGAAGTTGTAGCAGACTGAAGTACTGTTAAAGTGTGTGGTGATACCACAGCAAAGTTACCAGCACCACGTCTTGTACGTTGTGCAATTTTGTTAGCCGCTCTGTTGATCATAACAGCAAGTGCCGCGTGTTCGTCACCGACGAATGTAGCAGTACCTGAAACTGCGTTCTGATCGTACTGAACGTCTGATTCAGCCGCACCAGCAAGTGTTCTTAATGAAGCAAGAACTTCTTGGTCGATTTCAGCAGTAATTTCTTGTGCTAAAGCCGCCATAATTTCTGCCTCAACATCGATACCTTGTTGTGCTTGTGCGTCTTGTGCAGACTCAAATGTCCAACGAGCACTCAATTTACGAGTTTTCGCTTCGACAGTTTGTTTTAAGATCTGAATTGACAAACGCTTACCTGCTGTACCTTCTAAGGTTGCTGTAGCATCTGCTTTATCAGTTGATCCACCACCTGAATAGCCTAAGCCAATTTTGAATGGTGAAAGTGCCTCTTCGCCTGCTGTTACGTCATCAAGTGTGTCTGAATAACGTACTCTTAATGTGTGGATTTGACCCACAGGGCCAGTCATTGGCTGTACACCTACGATTTCGTTCGCGATGACAGTTGGCATAACCCTTCTGATTACCGGTAGGATAACTCTGTTTAAAGTTGCAACGTTACCTGCTGAAGTAGCCCCTGCTGTTGCTGTCTCTGCCAAATACTTTTTAGTATTTTCAAGAGTAGCAGACATCACAGACTTCTTGTTGCCTTGTAGGCCTTCAAGTAATGCGCTCTTAGTTTCCTGCCAGCGACTTTCTAATAGTTCTGACATTTATTTTCTCCTTATTTTAATCCTGCAAGTCTTCTAATGTCTACAACATTATCAGTTGCAGAATTACTTGCGCCACTAACGTTAGTTTCTTCTTTATTGCCTGTTACTTCAGTTGCCTCGGTGAGCGTTGCCTTCTTCTTCTCTGGAGTATTACCGTCAATTACGGAAGGTAGATACTTGTCAAACTGCTTTTGAATATTTTCAGTCTGTACAGACTCCAGTAAGTCTATCATAATCTCTTTCTGATCTTTGCTCAATGGAGCAGTTAGTTCAGAAATGATATCTTTTCTTTTTGCAGAATCCTGAGCAGATTTAATCTCTGCATCTTTTGATTCAACTAATTTCGCTTTTTCTTCAGCGTTTGCTTTTGCTTCTGCAAGTTGTTTGTCTTTTAACTCAACTACTTTTAACAGTTTAGAAGTTTCAGACTTCTCATTTAAGTAAGAATGCTGATACTCATCTGCAAATGTTTCAAATAGTTTACGTCCAAAGTCATTTTTACGTGCCGCATCAATATCTTCTTTGAGTTGTTTAATCTCTTTAGAAAGTGTTTTTGCAACAGTGTTTTCAACAACTTTAGCGCCTTTCTTAATGAAAGACTCTTTAACAGTTTCAAAGTGTTTTTTCGCTTCGCGGATTAGTCGAACTTTAGTTTCTGCAAGATCTTTCTTATCTTCATGGAACTCTGCAATTTCTTTTGCCAAAGCCTCTACAACAAATTCCTCAAGTTTGCCAAACTTGTCTGACATAACTTTTTGGTCTTCGTGTAGTTCAGATACTTCTTTGCCTAATTGTGCAACAACAAAGTTCTTAAGTAGATCTGCGTTTTCACGCATTGCTACATGGTACTTTGCTCTTGCTTCAGCAAGTTTAGAACGGTCATCTGCAAATTCCTTAATCTCTTCACTTAATTTGTCATCAAGCATTTTTTCCACGGCTTCAACCATTACTGATTTGTCGTGCTCATACTTCTGTGCAAACTCTTCGCGAAGTTCTGCTGTTACTTGCATACGGTTTTCTGTAACCTTTTTGTTCCAAGCATCCTCGATGTCGGCTTTGATTTCTTCTGAAATAGCATTATTCTCAAAGAGTGATTTCAGTGCTTCCAACATCTTGTTCTCCTTATTTCAACCCTTGTATAATATTAACAAGCGATTCTTTTAAAAATTTCTGTGCCTTTACGTCGCCTTGAACTTCGCGGGCCATATTAAATGCCTGCATACCGCCTCGGGTATTCATCAAATGCTCGTAAATTGGTGTTGGATAAGCACCTGGAGCAGATGGTTGAGCAACAATATCAACTGTGATAATTTCGAAATCACTCACATTGTTGTCCTCGTTTACGTTTCCACTACCACGTGATGAGACACCAAGTTTAACTCCGCTTTCAAGCATTGTTTTAACAAGTTGTCCCATCGGTGTTGGTAATATCTTCAATTTGCCATAACCGTTAGGTCCATCCATCCACATTTCTTTAATCATGTGGGACACACGGTCAAGGTTAATGTTGAGTCCTTCTGGGTGATCCACTTCGCCAAGAACTGAATATCCACCGCTTATTTGATCGTTGAGAGTGTTGACAGCCCTACTGATTTCTTGTACAGGATACACACGCTGGTTTGCGTTACGCACTCCGCCTTGAATACAAATACCTTTTAAATGAAGGTCTTTGCCATCTTCAGTAGATTCCAGAACGATCTTCGCCTGGTCGAATGTCAAGTTCTCTCGTAAGTTAATCACTTATTATTCCTCAACAATTATGAGCCGATAACTGAATCAGTATCAGCGCCTTTTTCGGCTTTATCAGCCGCTTTAGCGTTTGACATAGACTTAGATGCTTTACCGCCAGGTACGTTCACGTTACCGTGATCTTCTACTTTAGGAGCAGATGCTTTACCACCTTTTTCTTCTGCAGAACCTTTTGCGATATTAGCAGTTGTGCCGCCCATATCATTTTTGCCAGCAACTGGAGATTTTGCTTTGTTATCTTCGCCTTTTGGAGAAGCAACTTTTTCAACATACTCTCTCATTTGCTCTGCTTGTGACTTTTGACCTTCAAATGCAGGTACTTCGTCTACGCTAAGTTCGGAAGTAGGCTCAAATGCCTCTTCTTCCTTCTCTTCGTCACCCATATCATCTGCAGGTGCTTCTGAGTCTTCTTCACCTTCTTCGCCTTCGCCTTTGTCAGCCATCATTTTTTCAAATTCTGCTTTAAGGTCGTCTAAAGCGTCTTCTAAGTCAACAACACGATCTTCGATTTCTTCGTCGCCTTCTGGCTTGTCTTCGCCTTCTGCGTCATCTTCGATGTCAGCCATCATATCGTCTGCTGGATCACCGCCCATGTCGTCATCTGCTTCAGGTGTTAATTCTACTGGAATATCTTCTGCAACTTCTTTATCGTCTGATGCTTCGTCAACTTCTTCATCTTTTGTTTCGTCAACTTCTTCATCTTTTGCTTCGTCTACTTCCTCGTCTTTTGACTCGTCAGTTTTTTCGTCTTCATCAGTTGCTTCGTTAGTTTCTTCGTCATCATTTTTTGATGCTTCATCTACTTCTTCATCCTTGTCAGACTCTTTAACATCTAAGTCTTCCATGTCATCTTCAAGTAGATTTTCATAAATTTGTCTTGATTTTTCAACTACGATCTCGTGGAACAGTTCTTCTGCACCTTTGCGATCTTCGTTAACTAATTTTTCGAGCATTTCCTCGAATTTGTTACGATCTGCCATTTTGGTACCTCCTGTAAGTTTATATATG